CCTTGGACGCTTGGCTGACATATTAATGCCAAAGTATTATTGAGCCAATGACTATTCAAATATCCATTCGTAATCCACAAGACGATGAGATGATCACAATTCTCCAAACTCATTTGGCTTTCTGTATGGCATCAACCCCAATAGAACATGTTCATGCATTAGATGTTTCCAAATTAACAACTCCAGATGTGACTGTGTTTGGAGCACAATTGAATGGGGATCTGGTTGGAGTGGGTGCACTAAGAATACTTGAGTCAGATCATGCCGAATTGAAGTCCATGCATACAATTTCCAAGGCAAGAGGGCAGGGTGTGGGAAGAGCCTTAGTTGAGCACATCTCAAATTTTGCTATTGATAAGGGCCTGTCTCGTCTAAGTCTTGAAACTGGAACAGGTGAGAATTTCAAGGCAGCAAGGGCTCTATATACCTCCATGGGCTTTGAACCTTGTGAAGCATTTGGTGACTATGAGAACACTCAAGATAACTTGTGCATGTCAAAGAGGCTCTCATAGATGTATTTATACTAGACATTACGATACTGTCTTGACTTTCCCCGAATTTTCTGATATGCTGGTTTGATGAAGAAAAACAATGTAGATTTTGACAAACCTTTGCCTAAGTATATCTTTGAGTCTTGTATCTCATGTGGCAAATTTCTGAGAACAAGGGACAAAACCAAACTAATCCTATTTATGTATGACCACTATGGGGAAGATGGCATTAAGCGTTGTAGTAAGGTTTGGTATGGAGAGTTCGTATATACCCTGCTAAATTGGAAGCATAGGAATTTTTAGGCTGTTAACCAATGTTGCCCGTGTAGGGCAGGTGGAGGTTTATTACCTCTATTTCCGCCGAACTTTAAAAACTTGACAATTTTTTCGCCGAATGGTATGATGTATATATGACATGTACTAAATATGGATGCAACTATGAATTAGACCTTGATGGTCAAGTAACCTGTACTGTTTGTGGGGCTATGGATGATGATATGTGTCACTCTAATGATATTCAAACAGTAAACCTTGAGGATAACTAAGGTTTTTGATGATCACTAAATTTGTTGCCGTAAACGTCTATCCCTCTACTGTAGAAAGAGTCAGCCTGATCTGACGAGTTATTATACTTAATCTGTAATTCATGTCTATTTTTTTGTGCATCCTTATACGCAGTAATTTCTTCCTCATAGATATCTTTGTCAAATAAATCTTCTGCCTTTACTAAATCAAAACTGTCTGCAAAATATCTTGGAATTGGGATAAAAGCTGCAAGTTCTGTATCTGCTGGTATTGCAATTCTTACATGGGGAACTTGTAGTTTTAAGTTAAAGGTAAAGGTATATCTTAGGTTGTCTGCTTCTACAACACCAGTCATGACAGTCATGTTTGGGACAACAAAGTTTGGTGGATTAATGGTCATAATATTTACTCCTGGTGGAGTTCTAAAAACAAAGGGTGTTTCTAAGGTAAGAACTCCACTTCCAAAGTGTGTTAAAAATTTTGGGTAAATAGACTTGTGTTTTTCATTTTTATAAAAAACTTTAACATCATTCGGCATTGACCCTCCATTCCATACTACCTCAAAAGGAAAGTTGTTTTTTATAACAAATCCGTACTGATTGCCTATAGTAAGGGGAATACAGCGATAAAACCAAGGATGAAACCAAGATCTTTTTTTAGATGGCTTTTCAACAATATTTGACATTTTTATCTTTTTGCCTGAAACATTAAATACGGCTATTTTATTATCTGGTACATTGTTTACGCCATCATTAATCATAATTCAAGTATAGCATAAGTGAATAAAACCAGAGTAGTTAAACCTGTGGATAACTGTTAACCTTGATGTGATAGAATAGACTGATGCTAACAATAATCGCAATACTAATCACATGGTATGCCACAAAGGTATACTATACAAGAACCTTAACTGTACAAACACCAGTCAAAGAAGAAGGTCCTATGGTCCATGCAAGATGTGCTAAGTGCTCTCAAACCATCTATACCCATAGAGACAACCTTCGTGCTCCATACTACTGTCTAGCCTGTAAATAATCAGGGTATATAAGGATTACGAACTGTCCTTTATAGCCTTATTGACCATACGGATCAACATCCTCTTGGTGACTTTATTTGCATCAAATGTCTCCGTATATCCCCCATGAGGCATTTGTTCTTTAGTTAGATAATGTCCGTATCTATCCCTTAGTGTTCTTAGTACTATAGTTTCTACTTCTTTTGCCCTATACCGTTCAAAAAAATGCCAATACTTAATCAAGATCCAACCCTTGGTCCTGTGGCTTGCAAACCTTTTACCTGAGATATCTGATATGCCTATCTTAATAGCCCTGTGTGTTGGACTGTATAGTAGGTATAGTACTGCTTGCTCCATGTATACATTATAAAGCAATTAAGGTGGTACAATGTATATATGAATGAAAAGTTAATTGAACTATTAAAGGCTCTTCTTGCAGATACTGTAGCCTTAAAGTTTAAAGCACATGGATACCATTGGAATGTTGAAGGAGATGATTTTCCTCAAGCACATGCTTTTTTTGAAATGATTTATAATGATTATGAAGAAGCAATTGATGGCTTTGCAGAAAACCTTCGTCGTTTAGATACATATGCTCCATTTAAACTTTCACGTTTTGTAGAACTATCAAAGAATGTAGCAGAAACTGATGTTAATTCTGATTTTGTAGTAATGGCTGGCGATCTTCTTATATCAAATGATGCAGTTTTAGTAGTTTTAAAAGATACATTTGATGTGGCTGATATGGCTCGTGAACAAGGTGTTGCAAACTTCCTTGCAGAACGTATTGATCAACATCAAAAATGGCATTGGCAACTTAAGGCAGTTACTAAGCCTTCAATGAATTAATAATTATGTCTACAATAGTAGATATTGATGGAACACTACTAAGTAACGGTACACAACCTATTCAAAGAGTAATTGATTATGTAAATTCACTTCCAGGTTCATTAATAATTGTAACTGGAAGAAATGAATCTCAAAGGTCAGAAACAGTTAAAGCATTACGAGCAGCAGGTGTTAAGTACTCTCGTCTTATTATGAATCCTGGTTTTAGTTCTGATACCGCTAAATATAAATATGAAGTAGGTTTAAAACTTAAAGGATCAGTTAATCTTGCTATTGATAATAATCCTACTATGAGAGCAGCATATGCTAAAGCAGGCATACCTACAAAAGATCCAGCAACTTTACCAGATATGAAGAAGTTTTGGACAATTTAATTGTCTTTGTCTAAAAAAGAAAAACAGGATCTGCAACAAAAATATTTTAATAAGGTACGATTAAATAATAAAGAACTCTGGAGCCTATGTTATATATGCTCTAAGCCCAGACATTGCTTTGATACTGTAGAGAATATACCTATGCCTGTGTGTAAAGAGCATTCTTGACATACCGTGCAAAAATTGATAGACTTAGTATATGGATACAAAGGTTTGTCGTAAATGTCTAATAGAATCTGCTCTAGATAATTTCTACAAGAACTCTGCAAAGTGCAAAACCTGTTGCAAAGAATATGCTAAGGCTTGGGCAAAGGCTAATCCAGAAAAGTATAAGAAACAATGGCAAAAGAAAAATAAAAAGCGTTGGGTAGAACAAAAACAAGACCAAGCCTATATGCTTAAAAAGGCTATCTATCGTCAAGAAAACAGTGAAAAGCGTGTAGCAACTGCTAAGGCTTGGAATCAGGCAAACCGTGAAAGGTTTACCCTTCATGTAGCCAACGCTCATATCAAACGTAAGATAGCCAAAGATGCTAGGGCCTTCAAGATATTAGATAAAGAATATAAACGCCTTTATGACTCTCCCTGTGCCTTTTGCGGTGCTACAGAAAAGATTACGATGGATCATATTATTCCCATATCTAGGTCGGGAAACCACTCAATTGGAAACCTTCAACCACTTTGTAGAAAATGTAACTCAAGTAAGAAATCTAGATTAGTCTCAGAGTATAAATATTATTTGAGCAAATTGAAGTCTGTTAACCAAGGGTGAGTCGTTAGACTCAGGGGAAGGTTTGCTACTCTATTTTGCGCCGAACTTGACAAACTGTCCGCCGAACTGTACAATGGATATATGAGCATAGACGAAATGACATTACGAGAAGAGATTGCCAGGGCCATTGAGGCTCTACCTATTGAGGATTCTATTACCAACGCAGTTGGTATGCGTATGCTTGCTGCAAAGGTAGCAAGAGGAGAAAGCAATTACATGACTAGCATGTTTGAAAACCAGTTAGATTTTGAGTAAATAAAATGTGGTCATGGATATTAGCAGTTATTGGTGTAACAGGAATCTTCTTTGTTGGTCGTAAAACCATATGGGGATGGTTTGTACTGCTATTTAATGAATGCCTTTGGATAGCCTATGCTGTTCATACAGATCAATATGGTTTTATTTTCAGTGCCCTTGCATATGCAGCGGTATACATTAAATCTTATCTGCATTGGAAGAGAGAAGAATGAAGCCTCAAGAATGCGTAAAGTGTGAGATGAGTATTAAAGATCCAATATTCTGGGAACTTCATCAAACCATGACAGATAGCAGGATTTGGTGTGCTTATGCTAAGAAGCCTTGAGATCCCTGATCCATTTCAAACCTTTGTAGCCAAAAAATATGCTAATGCTAAAGGCTATGTTCATGATTGGTTCAGCGGTGAATGGTCTTATACTTGCTCTACTTGTAAGGAAGATCTCTTTGGTCCGTCCCGCAAAATATTAACAAAGATTAGATTGTTTCACACACGCAACGAATGTCTTGGTGGATACTAATGACAAGGCAAGAGATGGAAGCAAAGATAGAATCATTAAAGACTCCTAGAGGTGGATGGACTAAGGCAACCCTTGCATCCCTTGGAGTACCCTGGCCCCCTCCTGCTGGCTGGAAAGCAAAACTTTTAGATGATACAGAATGTCAGCATACTTGGTATATGCGTGAAGAAGGTATACAATGTACTAAGTGTTTAGTTATATGGGAGAGCGATGAAAGAGCCTAAGATTATGCAGATGGACTGGAAAGCACTAGGATATGAAAGGATGTATGTAGATGGAAAACTCAGATGGGTTCCTCAGCAGATCAAAGACGATTCAGAAGACTAGAATTCTACCATTACGATGGATCGGTAATTTTTGTGGGGAATATGCAGGTAATCACCTTGTTAAGGCTATTGATTTAGATGAAGAATTAGATAGTAACTTAGGGTTTCGTTATAAGTACCACGCAAAAATGTGGGTACTGCTTAATAAACCTTATGAGCGTTGGGGAACATACTATACAATAGATACTGATAAATGGAAAAGCGAGATAGATCAAATGAGAATTGACATGTCAGATGAAGGCTGGGATGACTACGATGCTTTTGGTAAAGCATATTGGGACAAGGAAGATAAATGAGAGAATCAAAAAAGTTTGAAGAAATAGAACAACCAATTGCTCTTACAGTTAAAACTAAATCTCCAGAAAAATATCTTTTGATAGATAGAGAAACTGGAGATATGTTTATTGGTAACTCAATGGGTTTTTGGGATAGACTTGATCCAGTCACTAGAGATTCCTGATCCATTTCAAACCTTTATAGATAATAAGTATCTTAACGCTAAAGGTTATATTCATGACTTCTTTACTGGAGAATGGTCTTATAGGTGTTTAACTTGTAAGGAAGATATGTCTGCTCCATCCCACAAAATTATGACAAAGATTAGGTTATACCATAGTAGAAATGAGTGCACAGGTGGATACTGAAGAAAAGTTTGACTTAGAGTTTAGTCCTAAAGAAGTGATGACCTTATACGGAGTATACAGTCTTGAAGATTTAGATAGGATTAATTAATGCTTTTACATATATTATATGGAATGCTATTTGGATATTTACTTGCTACATTTCAAATAGCAAGGTTATTAGTTAGAAAAGGTTATCGTAGGTTTGATGAAATACCAGATAAATATTAGTCTAGACCTGATAGAATAGGTATATAAGGAGAGGTATGTTTTGTAATTATTGTGGTAATAAGTTAGAGTACGGTGATTGTAATTATTGTAATGATAATAACAATGCCCTGAGAGAATTTGAGGAAGAAGATGATTAATATTTTATTTTTGATCCCTGCATTTATTGCTGGGTATGTAGCATGTTATTTTGTTATGACCTACAAG